ACTGCGTTAGTGCAAATGAAGTCATTAATTTCATTCCAACTATGTTCAAATTGAATGCTTGGTCGATTGTAGACCATAATAGCTCTACGTGTATCAGGACTTTCGACTAAGGTTTTAAGAGCAGACTCATATTGATTCCAATGACCTGCGCTGTATATTAAATGACCATAGTTTGAATTCACTTCACCATTGTGATTAGCAGTCATCTGCCAAGCTTTAGGTGGAGCACGATCTGGTCCATATATGTCATTAACATTACATGATTGTGATTCATACCAATCTAACTCAGCTTGAACATATTCAGGATTTACAGTACCAAAGATTGCATTTTCGTCAGCGATGAATGATGCACCGATAAGCTCAATAGTTTTACCACCATTACGATCAGTTGTAAAGTTTTCTGCTTCTAGTTCATCAACAAAGTATTGACGAATGTCTTCAACTGTTAGTTTATGCATCGATATCGCCTCGTCTAATTTTATATGGAACACCACTTACATTGATCATATCATCAGGTTGAGGCTTACGACGATTAAACATATCAGTTGTACCGTCTTGACCTTCAATGCCATCTCTTAGATATGCAACAAAGAATGATGAATAGTTAATTAGGTCTTTACCTGAATCTTCAAGAGATTCAAAGTTTTGTTCATAATTTGGATCATTTTCCATAGCTTCAATTACAGATCTTGCTCGTAATACTTTAGCTTGCATAATATCAAGGATAGTCGATATACCCTGAGGGTAGTAATCTGACTGCTTAATACGAGAATTGGGGTTTTGGTAGTCATTTGACTTTTTAAGCTCAAGATCAGCGCATTCATTTAGTACTTTGATTGATTCTTTATCTGACATGTCATCACACTCTGTTTGATTTATAAGATAATTATATCATACTTTGATGCGTTTGTAAACTGTTATTTTGTAACTATTCTACAAACATCGTGAGAAAGGAACATCTTACCTGGTATCTGAGATCTTGTCCAGTTTGATGCGTTAAACATTGATTGAGTGTCTACTATTAGATCAAAATCACATAGAATAAGATCGTCTGGGGTGATCGTTATGTGACCAGCGACAATGACATCTATTAGGTTTTTATGAAGATTCTTAGTCTGAAACTTACCCCATCGGTAACCATTAGATCTACTAACACCTGCTGGTTCTAATGTATCTGAAAGGTAACCGCGGCTATCGATAGTAGTAGCATCAATTGTGAATTCAGTACCTTCGAACTCGACTGTATTGTCATATGCAAAGGTATGAGGATCTGATGGATCCATCTTACCTGGTTCATAGTCTGATCTAGATCCAGGAACTGCCTTATCAATTGCATACTCAAGAGCGACTGACATTGCATTGCGGATTTGTGTTTCTCTATCTCTTACGTTATTGTTCTTTTTGACGTTGTTAACTATTTCCATTGCCTGATCGATACATTCTTCTGGTTTGACTACGATAGTTCCTGCTCGTTTAAAGCAATCATTAAGGTGTGCAATGAATCGTTCTAACTTAGGATCTAATTCCAATGTCGTATTACTCCTGCTATAATGAAGAAACATGTTAACCAATTGACTAATTGGAGAGTGATTCTAACGTATAGTCCTCTCTTGGCTAATCTTTGTGGTAGTACTGCTAGCTTAGGATCATCGTCGTCTGATTGACCGATTTCGTATCCTAAGCCTCGAGCTATTACTTTTTCTAAGTTACTATACATCTTTTCTTTTTTTGAGTTTTCTAATTAGTCTAAAAAGTGGACAACGATTGCATAAGTCAGTTCTAACACCTGCATCCTTCATTGCTATATAAACAAAAACAAAAGAAAGTACGAGGGTATATAACAGAACACCAGTAATCAAGATGTTGCATATTGCGCTTGACATAATATATTGCTCCTTGTTTAAAAATTGTTTCTAAATACGAACTCTATGGCTCGCTCTGCTTCTTTACTGATTGGACGTTTTGCGTACCATCCACCAGTATCTGTGTCCAAATCACGCATCAAATATTCAATCTCTTTGGCTGTGATTGGATAACCTTTAGCCATTGCGTTACCAGCTGTAGTTACCATCATAGTATATAATTTATGGTACCAGCCAGATCCATTAATGGTCTTAAACTCTTCAACCTGTTTCTTATTAATGAATGGACAATCTAAATATCCAGTCCAACTATAACTTGTATTTGTTAAGCTATTCTTCTTATGTTCTATTAAGCCTTTACGAATCGATTCTGGTAGTTTATCAAGGAAGGATTCTGCTGGCTTAACCCATTTGTGTTTTTCCATTATTACTCTAGGACACATAACCCTACCTTCATGAGTAAAGATAAAATTATGTGCACCTTCATACGAAGATGGAACATAGTACATACGAGACATATCTTTGGTTTGTACATCAGCTATTCCGCCGATTTCTTTATTCAATGCATACCAGAAATGCTTTATATCGTCATGGTCTATAACTTGGCTTATAGGGAATACCAATCTAAACTTGGGATGCTCTACTGTTGAAGATGCTGTTGAATAGCACACGTACTGATAGTCAGCATATGCTTGTTCAATATCTTTCATATCACCTTCATAGTCATCAACGTCGACAATAGCAAAGCCACCCCAATATTCAACGTTAGTATTTGATCTAGTAGTTCCTTCAGTATAAACAGCAGGAGAGATCAGTGGTGCATCCTTCTTAGTCTTATATTTTTTAGACTCAGACAACTTGTACAACATAGACTCAAACTCAACAAAGGAACGGAAGTCCATTTGCTTATGAGTCTTATTATCGTATATTGAATCAAATATTGTCAGTTGTATCATTTAAAAAGATCCATTTGTCCAGCTTGAACGCCGAAAACATCATTGAATAATCCACAATTGTCTAGGTGACTAGGAGCAGTCCAACCTTCGGGTTTAATAAGATCAGGTACACCTAGTGGATTAGGACGGGATGGTTTTTGACCGATCTCTTTAGATGTATTAGCCTTAAGGACTGCGTCCCATGCTTTATATGCATTAACATCAAATGCGTCTAATGTACCAATTGCAATTACAGCTAAATCAATAAGACCATCGACTAATTCGTCTGCATCACTTTCATCAAATGCTTTCCATGTTTCAGCTAATTCTTCATTTAAGAACTCAAGTCTAAACTTTAAGAATTCTTTTAGTTTAGTAGGGTTTTCTGATACCCATTTACGGGTATGGTATTTGCCCTGCATTTCAGCTACGTCTTGAACCCAATTCTTACTCATGATAAGATTATTCCACCGTTGTCAGGAACATGAATGCCAGTTGTTGCTTGGCGGTAATTATCAGCTAATGCCTTTGTAGGTTCTACAATGAAAACTACGTGGTTAGCTCGAATAGTAATATCCTCTTCAGTAAAAGGACAGTATGGAGCAAAACCAATACGACCTTCGCCAGCAGGCATAATTAAGATTGGTTCTTCTAGTGTAACATCACCAGCTTCATTAGTTGTTACTTTTGCTAGAATTTCTTCGCCAGAAAAGATTCTAACTAGTTTTGCGTTTGACATATTGTTATTTCCTTGATTAATATTTGTATATTATAACACATTTAGATTGATTTGTAAACTGTTTGTTACATAATTATGAAAAGAAATCACTAAGATCAGATCTTGGTTCGACTGACCAGCCGATTGCAGCCAATACTGGTTCGATTGGTTTGATAAAGGACTTATGGAACTGTAGATCATAGTTAACAAACTCATCTAAACCAAACTCTTTAGGAAGGTAATCAGAAAATGCGATTACGTCCTGTTTAGCTGGGTTTGGAAGTTTAAGAGCCACAAAGCGAATCTTATTACCACCTGCAATTGGTTGATATTGTCGATTTAGATTCAAATCATCGATCATTTTGTTGTGTGTTAGGCTAGCTCGTACGTGCTGAGGAGTCGACTTCTTATAAACAGTGTATGGATCTTTCCATTTATTAATATCAGTAACTCCACGAGGGAACGCGATTTCATTAGCTGGTAAAGTATTAAAATGAGACTTAAAGGTGGCAATAGCTTTCTGAGTTGTATCTTCATCACTTGCCAATATAAGCTTAAAGAGTTCAGTCAGAGCAACACGACATGGTGCTGGTGTAGAAGACTTAATAGCTTCGATACCCATAATCTTCATTTTAGGTTCAGCGTAACGAACACCTTCATTATCGTGTACGTTTAGTATATATCGCTTTTTAGCTGTCCAAATACCGCGATCAGCAATTACTTCACGATCCATTGCCATTCTGTTTTCATAACCACCAAGAGTACTGAATAACTCATCATATGCTTTAGCGAGAAGCGGTTCAATTACTTCTTTAGCAGCAGTATCAAGGAAGTTAACTGGATTCTTAGGTTTAACCTTATTGACTAATGGTCCAAGATTTACATAAACAGAATCTGTATCGATTGCTATTACATAATCTTCGGTATTTTCAGGTTTAAGAACATCATTCATCCATGAGTTGATTGCCTTTTCAGCCCATTGTATTGTTAATTGTCCAGTATATGTAATAGATTCGGCGATGCGCTGATCAAAGAATCTAAAGTACTTATTACCTAAAGCACCATATAAGGAGTTAAGTAAGATCTTAATAGCCATTTGACTATTTTCAGCTTTACTAATATCGCGTTCGATTCGGTATATTTCTTGTTTGTTTGCCTTATCAACATGCTGCAATTCCTGCTGCGAATCTAGCATTTGTCGTTTAACAAGAACACGTTCGTCGTACATACCACCGATAATAGATGGTAATACACCTTGCTTTTCAGTTTCAAAGTATTGACCAGAGGCAGCTAAAGACTTGCCACGATTATCGATTTCTTGTTCACGATTTAGAACTTTATTAAGATCAAATGGTACTGTTTCACCTTCAGATATTGTTTCAGGTGACATGTTATATTGCATAATGATTGATGGATATAGCGATGCTAAATCGAATGAGAGTACCCAGTCATGCATACCAACTTGTGGTTCTTTAACATAGCCGCCAGGATATGGCGTTTTGATCTTCTCATCAGCGAATGGCACTATAACATTATTAGCATGTAGTTCACGATATATGATAGTATCCCAGATTGAAGTAGTACCGAACGTTTCACCATAGTTAACACCAGCTTTATATGCAATAGTCATACAAAGCTGAATAAGACCCATTTTGTCTTCGAATCTACGAATAAGTTCTACATCTCGAATATTATAGTCAATGAACTTTTGGTGATCTTGTTTGTACAGCGTAAATAGATTACCATGCTCTTCGTATGATAGTTTCTTTTCGCCAAGCACTACACTCGCAATGTGATCTAGTTTATAGGATTCCTGTGCACCATATGAATAACCAAACTTTTTAAATGCTTCAAGATAATCGACACTTATGATGCCAGTTATGTTAAATGTCATTTGGTTACGACCCATAATGGTAACATCTTTGCGGTCGACTTTATTCCATGGAGAAAATCGCTTTGCTGTATCTTCACCAAAAAGACGCAGCGTTCTGTTTAATAGATATGGAATATCAAAGAATTCACTATTCCAACCAGTTACAATATCAGGTGTATGAATTGGATTAGACCAAAAGTTAATGAAGTCCATCATCAATTCTGATTCAGTAGAAAACTGTTTGTATATTACACGATTGTCTTGCATATAGCTAGATTCTACGTCGAAGTCATCTAGACCCCATACATAGTAAGTGTTATCAATATTGTTAATTAAAGCAATAGAGATAACTTCACGAGCAGCTTCTTCTGGATGGGGAAAACCATCATCAGAAGCAACCTCGATATCGATAGCTGTTATGTTAATAAGGCTTGGATCGAATTCGATATTACCAGGAAACTTTTCATTTAAGTAAGTAGCAACGTGTCGATCATTACCGAAGATATGTCTACCAACAACACCACGATTAGTTTCAACCCAATCTTTAGCATCACGCATAGAATCCATTTGCAAAGGAGCAACAGGAGTGCCGTCTAGAGCGTGCCAATTTGTTGGCTTATTAGTAGATACAAAGTAAGTAGGACAGTATTTGATTTTGCGTTGAACACGCTTACCATCCTGGTATCCGCGATATAGTAGTTGATTACCATACCGGGATACCGAAGTGTAAAATTCAGACATATATAAAACTCATATCAATTAAAGAACGTATATTATATAACAATTATGCTTCGGTGTAAACTGTTTTAAACTCACCTTCAGCATGAATTAATGTCATAGTCTTATTTGGTTCTGCATTAAACATAATCTCTTGCAATTGGTTTTCGAGAACTGTTTGTAATCCTCTAGCTCCAGTCTTACGTGTGATAGCGATATCAGCGACTGCTTCTAAGGCTGTCTTATCAAACTTAAGAACTGATTCGTCCATTGCAACAAGTTCTGCATATTGCTTAGTGATTGCGTTCTTTGGCTCGGTTAAGATAGATACTAAAGCACTTCGATCTAATTCTTGTAATGTAGCAACTACAGGAATTCGACCAACGAACTCAGGAATCAGACCGAACTTGACAATATCATCTGCACTTACATTAGAGATATTCTCAGTTAACGATTTATCTTCACCTTTTGATACATTAGCATGGAATCCAATACCAGCTCCAGCTGCATTTTCACGTTTAGCTACAATCTTATCGATTCCAGCGAACGCACCACCAACGATGAACAATATGTTCTTAGTATCAATAGTAACTACTTCATCAGCAGGACTTTTGCGACCAGGTTTGACTTTAACGTTTGCAGTAGTACCTTCAACTAGTTTAAGTAAAGCTTGCTGAACACCTTCACCTGAAACATCGCGACCACCGTTAACGCCAGACTTAGCACATATCTTGTCGATCTCATCGATGTATACGATACCGTGTTCAGCTTTTTGAAGGTCGCCATCAGCAGATGAAAGTAACTTAGTAAGAATACTCTCAACATCATCACCAACATAACCAGCTTCAGTTAATGAAGTAGCGTCAGCGATTGCTAATGGAACAGAAAGTTGTTTAGCTAAT